CGAGCAGCTAGAGCTTCTTCATTTGCCCAAGAGAAATCTTCACCTTGAGCCGCCAACTCACCTTGCATAGCTGCGATTGCAAATTGATCGCGTAAAGTTAGTATTTCCATCACTTCACCCCCTCAACCTGAACGCGGACATAAAGGTTTTCTTTTGCTTTGAGTTCGTTGACGTGTTGCTCGTCAGCACAGCCACGTAAGAAGGTAAATACAATGAAAGTGATAACCCAGAAAGCTACGAATGCTTTCGAGCCATCCCTAAAGGCTTGGCTAAACTTGTACTTTTCAATTCTTTGTTCCATAATCTTCTCACTCATTGAGTAAAAGTCCCGTCGGTCAGATGTCAGGGACTTTTTTGTTATCTGGTGAGATAATAGTAAACGTGGTGTTTACTGTAGTCAAGAAGAAAAGCAAACAAATGTTTATTATTTTGTTTTCTTGTTTCTAAACATAGACATAAAAAAAGACCGCATTAAGCGGCCCATTTGAAACACTATGTTTATTTGTTTATGGAAGTGAGTTTTGTACGTTAAACGCGTAAGCAACTACACAAAATTCCTGATCCATGATTTCTTCGGCTGTAAGATACTCGTCAGGGTACTCTTCCTTGTTTTCGCTAACTATCTTTACGCCTCCTTTCGGCAATCTATACAAATACTTAAACTTAAATAAACCCCCATGATTGATAGCATAAATTTTGCCGTCAATGATATTGGTTCTGCCCACATCCACATAAACAGTTGCGCCATTATTGATTACTGGTGACATTGAATTACCAAATGCAGTAAGTGCATATGCATTTGACGCTTCTACCCCGTATTGCCTTAAAGTCGCTTTGCTTAGTCTTAATTTTCTTGTTTCATTGCCGACCATTTCAGCTAAAGACCCCGAACCGCACGATACTAAAACTTCTTTATAAAAAGGTATTTCTACTTCGTCATTATCTACTGGTGTGTCTGAATCCCACTCTACTACTTTAGTGATATTGCTTTCTTCTTTTTTACCTTCCCCAGTAAGAATCCAGTTTGCTGCAACGCCAAATCTAGCGGCAGCTTTTAAAGCACCTGCTTTAGAAACCCCACGTTTCTTCCAATTCGTGATGGTCTGAGGAAATTCATCAATAGCTTTAGCGGTCTCTTCTTGTGACATGCCACTTGCTTGTAAAAGTCGTTCCACCGATGGGTGAGTAGGCTTCTCTTGTTTCATCACAGTATCCAGGGTTTCCATTAAACACATTATCCAAAAAAGTAAACACTTTGTGTTAAACAAATGATTTGACAATAGGAAACATGATGTTTACTATGTACTAAACATATGTTTACTTGAGGCGACCATGTCAATTGAAGCTGACAAAGAAATTCTCTTGAAGCTTGGTGGCTCTACAAAAGTGGCAGAGCTGCTTGGCTTCAAAGATAAGCAACGTGTCCAGAACTGGATGAAGCGTGGAATACCCGCAAAGATCAAATTGCAGTACCCACACATTTTTTTAAACCCAAATATTCAAAGTCATAACGCTGCATAGGAATCACCATGAGCAAATTATCTAATGACTTATCTGCAAGAGCCAGAAATACAAGAGCTTTAGTAATGCAGGCTCTTGCATCAAAAAATAATGGCGAAATTGCGGACAGACTCGGAGTAGATGCGAGCACCTTATCAAGAATGAAAAATGATAAGAAATCCAATGGCTTGAGTGAGATTGAGAACGCTTGTGCATTATTGGATGCGCTTGGATTAAAAGTTATTCCAGAAAATTACGAATGCTATGACCGTCAATTTGTTGAGTCTATTTTCTTTTTAGCTCGTCTTTCTATGGCTAGAGCTTCTGACATCAACGATTACCAACATACAGATTTATCTAAGCGTTTATCAGAGCTTGGATATTAAAAAACCGCTTCCTGCGCGAACAGGTTAGCGGTCCAGTTATTCATTACAGGAGCAATGAATGAAAACAAATTTAGCACATAAGCAGGAGGAGGACAACGTTATTACGTTGCCCCCATCTACTGCTAAGAAAAAAGAGCGACAAGCCATGTCTGAGAAATTCGACAAAGGCTACGTTATGTCTAGTCGGCTTTATCGGAATGAAGTTAAGCCATTTCTTGGTGATGCTGCTCGTAACGTTTATGCCGAGCTAGAGGAATATATTAGCGGGTTTAACAAGGAATCTGACTTTGTTAGCTACTCACAGTTGCAAGGTAGAAAAATTGAAGGCCTTGAGGAGCATGTGCGTAAATTAAGCACAGCTACAGTTCGTGCAGGATTAAAGCAGTTAATTGAGTACGGTGTTATCTCTATTGTTGCAACCAATCCAAAGCTAGGAAACAAGTACAAATTAAATGAGATTTCGCTTGTTGAGCACTTTAGTAATAAAAGCACTTTAGAAACTAAAGCACTTCAGAAACTAAATAGCACCACTTTAGAAACTAAAGCACTTCAGAAACTAAATAGCACCACTTTAGAAACTAAAGCACTTCAGAAACTAAATAGCACCACTTTAGAAACTAAAGCACTTCAGAAACTAAATAGCACCACTTTAGAAACTAAAGCACTTCAGAAACTAAATAGCACCACTTTAGAAACTAAAGCACTTCAGAAACTAAATAGCACCACTTTAGAAACTAAAGCACTTCAGAAACTAAATAGCACCACTTTAGAAACTAAAGCACTTCAGAAACTAAATAGCACCACTTTAGAAACTAAAGCGCAAGGTACTTTAGAAACTAAAGACACAATAGATATTATTTATAGATATTTAATTATAGATAATTTATTTAACTCGCTTCGCTCAAACAAACCACTTGAAGCTAGTTTTTATGTTTATCAAGAAACTCAAAAACAGATCATTCTTGAACAACAAAAATTAGAAGCTGAACAAAAGGCGAAAGCTGAAAAAGAGCGTAAAGATAAAGTACGCAAACTTAGTTTTGATGAAGTTATCAAGCTCACTAAAAACACTTTTGCAAATCTTTGTGATTTAGAGCTATGGGAACAATACGTAGCTAATCGCTCTCAACAAGCTAAATCTAAATTAACCAAGAACGCTCTTAACACAATCTACAAAGATTTTCTTCAGTGGGGTTATGAAGGTTCAAATCAATCTCTCAAAACTTCAATCACTGGTAACTACCAAGGCTTATTCGCGCCAAAGCAGTCAGCTAGTACATACCAATCTAAAGCAAGCCAACAAGCTCAAACCATGAAGAAACATGATGATTTCTTTGCTCAGTTTGGTATTGGAGCGAATAACGAGCTGGTTGATGTATTCCCAGACCAAACCTTGTTGGAGGTCAAGTAATGAATCAATTCACTTTGCAAGATGCAGCTCGTCTGCTCAATAAAATGAAAGCGTTCTATGGGAAAAAGTATGCAGATCAATGGGGTGAGATTGATGCTCAAGAAATCGCAGCAGCAATGGTTGAATGCTATCAAGGCTTAACCACTGAAGATTTCAAACGCGGTGTGAATCGCATGATGAAATCAACATTCTGTCCAACAGTGCCAGAGTTTCGCTCATGGTGTGAGCCTAAAGCATCAGATTGGTTAGATGCTCATGAAGCTTGGGCAATTGCTAAGAACTCAATTGAGTACGGTACAGGTCGTGAAATGACTGTGGTGTGGACTGAGCAAGCAGCTAAAGCATTCGAGAAGTGTGCTGACTTGGTTGCTACTGGTGACAAGTTCCAATTGGCAGAAGCTAAGAAGATCTTTGTGTCTATCTACGAGCGCTTAGTGACAGAGGCAAAAGATCAAGGCTTAAAACCAGTTTACAACGTGAGCTTAGGTGTAGATCCAGACCAACGCATTACAGCTATCAAACAAGCCGAAGTGGCAGGGTTCCTTTCTACTCAAGAAACACAGCTTCAACTTGAGCACAAGCAAACCAAGGAAGAGCAGCAAGCAGATAACGAGCGATACAAAACGATTGCACAGAAAGCAATTGCGGAGTTACGCGAAAAACTAAAGATCCAAGCGCCAGTCAACAAAATGGCTGAGGAAATCAAGGAAGTTCAACCTTGGGAACTCAAACCCGACACTGACTATTGGCCAGATCCTTTTGACCAGAAAGATGACTTCAAAAAAATGCTAGAAGCTGACGGCTTGAAAATGCCGATGGCGTTGAGAGGTGCGGCATGAAGCACACCTTGATCTTAGGCGATTGTCTCGAGCAGATGAAAGAAATTGAGTCAGGTACCGTGGACATGATTCTTTGTGATTTGCCATACGGTACCACTTGCTGTGCATGGGATTCAGTAATTCCTTTTGAGCCTCTTTGGGAGCAATACGAAAGAGTTATTAAAGAGAATGGCGCAATTGTTCTATTTGCAGCTCATCCATTTACAGCAGTACTTGCGACATCAAATCTAAATCTATTTCGCTACGAGTGGATTTGGGAGAAACCTGCAGCTACTGGATTCTTTAATGCACATTTCCAGCCGTTACGTGCACATGAAAACATCCTTGTGTTTTACAAAGCTAAGCCAACATTTAACCCCATCAAAACCTTTGGTCATGAGCGTAAGACAGCCAAGCGTAAAGACATTGGATCAGAACATTACGGCAAGCAAGTAAATATCAAGGCTTACGACTCAACAGAGCGGTACCCACGTTCAGTTCAGTTATTCAGTAGTGATAAGCAAAAAGCTAATTTCCATCCGACCCAGAAGCCAGTTGCTCTTTGTGAGTACTTGATTCGCACATACACAAACGAAGGTGAAACAGTACTCGACAACACAATGGGTAGCGGTACCACGGGTGTTGCATGTGTGAATACAGGTCGCAACTTCATTGGGATAGAGAAAGAGAAAAAGTATTTCGAGATTGCTCAAGAACGTATTGATCAAGCAGGTACTGAAAAGCGTATGCAGCCTGATCTATTTGGAGAAATAGCATGATGCTTTCAGAAATTAGGCAACAATTGGCTGTAGTAGCTCAGCGTAATGGCAGACCAGAGTACGAATTGTGTGTGCTCAAAGCTGTTCAGTTCGCTGTGATGAATGGAACAGATCATCCGCTTAAAGAGTATTTGAATAAACCTCAAGTAGCGCTAAAGAGTGTGTCAACTGTTAAAGGCCCTTCGGCTAAGTCTGGCCCTAAACGCGCTCAAGCAACTGCTGAAGAAATTAAAGCACTTTGTGAATGGGTTTCAGATGAAGTTGGACGTCAAGTCATGCTTGCAGAGAAGGCAGATACAGCACCATCAGTGCTTTGGAGAATCAACAGAACTGGTGCTTGCACGAAAGCTTTGTACACCCGTCTGATGAAAGCCAGAAAGGAAATAGAAAAACATCAAAAAGCTAATCCAATCTTAAAAACTCGTAATGAAGCACTAGCAAAAGGTCTATCTCATTATCAAGGCCGTATGTGTGAGAAGTGCAAAACAACAACTCGCTATGTCACTTGCAACAAGTGTGTTCACTGCATGGCAGAAGCTAATAAGCGCAAAAAGGAGTTAGCAGCATGAAGAAACAACGCAAAGCTCCTAAAGCTCAACACTTCCAATTGTCTTGGAATGTATTCAATGCAGTTGAAATCGTAGAGCAATACGAAAAGCAGTCAGGTGATACAAGTGGTCAACTGCCTTTGCCTGTGCTTATGAAGATTTATCAAGGCTCATTACTCACAGCTCTACAGTTTGGGACTATTCCAAATCATCAAACTTATGGCGTGACTTTCTTCGCAAAGATCAAGAAGGACTCAGGTGAGGAAGGAATTGTAGAGCGTGGGTTCCGTATCGATACACCTATGAAGCTATCAGAGTTCATTAACGGTTACTCAGATTGCTATGTGAACAAAGGGCAAGGACTTAAAACCAAAGGCTGGAAAGGCGCTAAGGAAGAGTGGCTGTCGATGATGGATGAAGAGTTCAAAGGCGATACATGTCTTGATGCTTGGGCAGTGGCTAATTGCCTTCATAGAGCTAATAAGAACGTGACCAAACGTGACGGGGTGAAGGGATGAAGCTAATAATTGGTAATAAATACAAGTGGTCACATGAGCCACAAGTTCTTGTTTACATAGGCACAAAGAACGGATGGCATCAATTCACCTTCAGAGATCGCATTTGGTGTGAGTGCTTAGATTCTGACTTGCCATATATGGAGGAAGTCCAATGAAAGCCACCCAATTCATCAAAGACCACGGTTTAGAGAAGGCGAGAGAGGTTGTTGGTGGTGCGCCTAGCAACGCTGAGAGCTTCCAAGACGGTTATTACTTTCGCACTAAGCCTGAGTTTCAGTTTCACAATGGTTTTCATCCAGTTTGGAATCTAACAGACAACAATGGTGAATGGTTTAAGAAGCGTGGTTTTGAACCAGTGCAAATCAATGATCTCAAAATCCTTTTAGAAAGCCTTCGCATCGTTGAGCAGTTTGGTGGAATTGAGAAAGCAAAGTTCACATCACGCACTAAAAATGGCATGGGTTATTTGAAGGAATGCATTAAAGACCACGAATCAATATACGGAGGCGGTGAATCTCATGCCAACTAGATATAACACAGGCGAGTATAGCTACGATCTTGAATATCACTATGGAGATATGTCAGCAAGCATGGAGATGCTTAGAGCACGTTTAATTGAATTGTTGACTCCTCATCTGTCTGGCCGTTATGTGAAATGGAGAGAAGCATATTTCACATGGTTTACAAAGTGCGGCGGGGGTTCGGGGGGGATGTTTTGTGTAGGTCCACACGAATTTCATATTGATGGGGCGTTAAGGCGCTATTACTCAGGTTCTATTGATATTACCTACAACCAGAAAGATCGATATTTCTTGGTGGGTGAGAAAAAGAAAGTCAAATGTAAGGCTTGTAAGGGGTTTGGCTTCATTCGAGATGATGGGTGGGGGCATATAGATAAATGTGAAATGTGTGATGCAGAAAAAGGAGCCAGCCATGAGTGAGTTTGAGGGTAAATCTGGAAAGTGGGCTTGGGAGATTCAAAAAGAACAACAAGCGAATTTAGTTGAGCTAAGAAGTTCAATTGAAAACCTAGTTCAAAAGTATAAACACGATGCTCATGCTTCAAGCCTTTTTGGCGATCAAGATAAAGCACGAGTTTATAACTGCTTTGCTAATCAGTTGAAAAATTTGCTGAAAGGTGGTGCTTGATGTCATCAGTCAGCATTGCTGAATACCGCAAGTTATTTCCGATAAAGAAAAATAAAAAGCGGCGTTCAGCAAAGCAAGTTGCCAGACAACCAAGTGTGGGTGAAATGGTTCTGGCAACGCATTTAAGAGCATGCAAGATCGGTTTTGAACAGGAATATAAGTTCCATCCAAAACGCAAATGGAGAGCTGATTTTCTGATTACTGGTACAAAAATTTTAATTGAGGTGGAAGGCGGGATCTGGAGCGGAGGCCGTCATACAAGAGGTAAGGGCTACATAGGGGATATGGAGAAATACAACTCCGCAGCAATGATGGGTTTTACAGTTTTACGGTTCAGTACTGAGCAAGTGAAAGCAGGCGTGGCGATTAAACAAATTGAGCAATTGGTGGGATGATTATGAATATGGCAGCGCAACAACACATTTTACAAGCGGTCAATTGGTCTAAATATAGTTTTGAAGAATGGTGCCGACAGCTTGGGGCATGGCTTAACGGCGATACTGAAACAATGGTCAAAATAGTTAAGACGATGCCAACTAAACGCATCACTCAACAGCAACGCGAAAAGTTAATGGCTATGTATATGGGGGATGAGAGTTTAAAAGATCGCTTGTGTATTCGCCGTAAGGGTACTTGTTGTGAGTTAAATGACAATGAAGCGCGGGCAATACATAAACTCCTACTTGATCTTCAGACTATCGAGGATGAGATTGTTAATGAATGGATTGGGGCAATCTGGTGGCATTATGTAATGGGGGAGTCTATACGAGACATCGCAAAGAGTAATGATACTTATGGGTCGCAAATCCAACAGGACATTAAATGCGGTTTAGCATTTATTAAATCTCGTTATCCCCATTTTCAATTTGATAAGTTTATAAAAACAGTTGTAGTTGAAAATCAATTTTCTTGACTGTAAATACAGGGTGTGGCATATTCGTGCTATAGTGTTCGAAGTGTAAGTAAAGCACTAGTATTAAAGCTCATCATTTGGTGGGCTTTTTTGTTTTGTGTATAATTAAATATTATTAATAACCAAGAAGATCGCAAAGAAATGAAGAGTGAAATTATCGATAAAATAGAATCTTTTCTTAGTTCTCAAATTCAAATGTTCGAAATGTTTGGGGAAAGTAAACAATTGGAAAAGCTCAAGGAACAATTGAGTCATTTTAAAATACGAGAACATGTTATAAATGATGGATTGAAGCAAGGTCTTTCTTTGGAGCATATGGAAAGATTGGTTCTAAAATATCTGAGATTAATGCTGATAAATATTGGTTATCCAAGTGATGAAGAATTCATAAAAGAGCTAGACAAGGAAATTGATGAATATACGAATATTTTGGGTTATCGTTAATATTAAATATTCATAAACCTATAGATGACTGAGCATGGCTTAGTTATATGCTATAGTCCAGTCTAATTAAAAGCTGGTTAGCAAAATGAATATCTGTGTTGGTGGTGATTTGGATGGGCAAGTGATAGAAAAAGAAGGCAGATTACTAAAAGCTTCTGACATTGATCCATCATTCAAAACTGAGTACTACAAACAGATTTACAACCGTGACAATACGGTGTTCCATTTCTGGTTACCAATTGGATCTGACTTACATGACATGTCAGAGAAAGTACTAACTATTCTTAGAGCACCTAAAAACTAGTTTTATCGTTTGCCGGACGTATTACGGCACAAGAAGCTCCGCTACATACTAGTTATTGGCGGGGGTTTATATTTTTACAATTTCGAAATATATTATTTTTTTTAATTTTGGAAAAGAATAATGACAGTAGAAAATAGAATTGAAGAGGCTAGAAGGAACTATAGCGAAAAATATGGTACTGAACCTGAATTTGTTTTAATAGAAGCAGATGCGGCCTCATTCATTCATGGTAAACGTTTTAATGGTGGGGATATGGCTAATAAAGATTATACTTTAAAAGCTGTAAATCAACTCAGTGGTTGTATACCTATTTTAGTTCCCAAATATGGTCATGAATTTAAGTTATTTGAAGAAAAAGATCTTCTTCAAGCAATAGAGCAATTTAATCAAGGTAATATTGAAAATAGATGTGTAAAGATTAAAAAAGAAGTACCTACAGCTTGGCTTGATTCTCCCCTAAAAAGATCAATAGCTAATTATAGGCTTGAAGTTGTTGAGATTCCTGTTTCATATGTAGATGCTTTTATGACGTATAAGGAATCGAAGTCTAGTTAATTATAAGCCTCCGAAAAGGAGGTTTTTTTATTTCTGGAGTAATTATGAAAAA